ACGTGTGGCAATGACAGTAGTAGGGACCACTGGGTTATGGGGTGTGCAACCCCAACCGGGTCGGATCTCACCTGCAAGCACGACGATCTTCACAAGACATGGATGATCCGGTGGGGCGACACGTACGGAACTGAGCCATTGCCTGAGTTGCGGAAATTTACGAGTCGTCCGGCCAATAGGCCCGCACGCGTCAAGGAAGACGTCGGTACCCAAGTGGGACCCTGTTTGTGGAAGGGAGTATCCTATGCCCAAAATGAGGCCAATTTCCAGGCCTCAATGGGTCGGCATTTTAAAATAACTCCACCGCACAGGCCCCACGCGGGCAGATGGTTGATAGCGAAAGGGCTGGTGATGAAATGGATCAAGGCAGAGTTGGAGGACCACATGCCTTTGAAGTCCCCAGCCAAATGGGCTCCCTCAACCATCGACGCCGCTTGGCGTGGCATGACCGCCGGGAAGATGGGGATGCTTGAAGCAATGATCAAGCATCAAGAAACACTCCTGGAGGGCAAGCGTCCTAGGGCAGTAATCAACTGCGGCCTGGCGTCTACGCTCTTGTGGATTAACACCATGTCGATCCTCGAGCATATCATATTTGATAAGCTCAAGATCAAAGGCGTTAAACACATGACCAAAGACCAATGGACAACCCGTCTAAAAGAGGCGATCGCCACGTTCTGGGCGTCTTGCGACGAAGGGTCGTTCGACGCCAGCCAGAACCAAGGCCTTCGGAACTTCGAAAATGAGGTGGTCGAGATGGTCCGCGAATACTGTGTATCCGACGGCCATGACGACCTTCGTGCTCGAAGACAGAACCTCGCCCTTACCATTCAATGGGGTGAGCGCATTGTCCACGTGAAAGCAGAAGAAACATTTCGTACAAGTGGTGATCGAGGCACATCGATTCTTAACGCTATTAATTCAATAACGGGCCACGTGTACGCATTGTTGAGTTTGGGACATGTTGAGCTCACCGAAGGCGAATTTGTAGTCACTCCTTACAATATTGCAGGAACCGTGCATTACGAGGATGACCTTATTAGGGTCAACCCGTTTATTGAGGGGGACGACAGTTGCCTGGGTGTGACCGGGTTGCCCGTGGAGGCAGCAGAGAGTTTTACTGCATTGGTGGTTCAGGGTCGTCTAGAATTAGGACTCATGACCGTGGCGGAACATCACCCAACGATCCGATCTTTTTGTTCAATTTGGACAAATGGTAATGTAGTGTGGGGGCATATTGAGAGGGCTATGTACACCTCTCACACTCCTAGCGCGGCTATCAAGCGCAAAGATGGGGCCCCCATCATAAATGACCTATACCACTGCATCGCCGCAAGCAAATACCTAAGCGCGGTTGAAAACCATCTTGAAACCCCAGTCATAGCCCCGTGGTTCCTCCGCATGGCGGAGGTCCACCT